CTTGAGGTTGCGAGTGCAGAGGACACTTTCATTGCAAAACAAAACGAACTGAATCGATTGCTGAGTACCGGACAGCTTGGGCCGGACACATACTTCAAAGCACTCGAAAAAGCAGGTGACGATATGCGCAAGACCGTTCAAGGTGGGAATCAGGACTTTGAACAGTTGAAGTTCGCTGTTCAGGGTTGGGGACGGGCGGCTACTGATGCACTGGTGGATTTTGCCGTAAGCGGGAAAGGTTCGTTCTCTGACTTTGCAGAGTCTGTGTTGAAAGACATTCTGCGGATGTATGTGCAGATGCAACTTATTACTCCGCTGTTACAGTCTCTACCCGGGTTGAGTTTTGGCGGCGCGGGCGGTGGAGCCTCCGCAACAAGTGCTGCGGCATCGAGCGTATTTTCTGGACTATTTAAGGGCGGGCGCGCAATTGGTGGGCCAACTTCTCCAAATTCTTTATACCAAGTAAATGAGCGTGGTACGCCCGAACTGTTTTCTTCCGGTGGCAAGCAATTCTTGTTGACCGGCAACCAATCCGGGCAAGTAACACCAACACAGGTTGGGCGCGCAGGTGGTGGCATGGGCAACGTGATTGTGAATCTGGTGGAAGCACCAGGAAAAGGCGGGGAAACCTCGCAAAGACAAACATCGAATGGATTGGAAATTGACGTGATGGTGGATCAACTTGTGGCGAAGAAAACAAGAGAACAGGGAAGCGCAACGAACAAGAGCTTGCGCCAAAACTTTGGTATGGCTGACAATCTGGTGATGCGATGACCGTTCCAGTATGGGCTAGTGGGCTTCCTGACGAGTTGCTTCAGTCCGGCTATAGCCAATCAAGCCCAGATACCACACTAAAAACAGAAATGGAAGTAGGACCAGCGAAGATAAGACGGAGATCCACGGCGCAAACGTACCCAGTTAAGGGAACATTGAAGCTGACCGAATCGGAGCTTGGAACGCTGCGCACATTCTATGAAACTACCTTGCTTGGGGGTTCGTTGCGATTTTCGCACAAAGACCCGGTATCCCTGACAGCAAAGGAATTTCGCTTCACCGCACCGCCCAGTTGGACAATGAGCAATGGTTTTTATGTTGTGCAACTCGAGTTCGAGGTACTGCCATGACGATATCCGCAAATTTTCGGGAATCAGCGTACGCTTCTGAGACAGGAAGAGTACCGATTCTGCTGATCACTATCGACCATCCTGACATGCCCGAGCCGATCTACATCAGCACTGATCCGACGGAACGTGTGGTAGAACTAGATGAGGTTGTTCTGTATGGCACGATTTCGCGCGGCATAAGCTTCATTTTCATGCCGATGCGCTTTAAATTGCCGGACGATAGCGACTCTGGGCCGGGAACTATGCAGATAGAGCTAGACAATGTGGATAGAGCGCTTACCCAGACGATCAGAGACATTCACTCCCCGATACCGTTCAAAGTTGAAATGGTGATGGATAACGCGAAGGACACCGTTGACCTGGTCTGGCCGGAATACGTTCTAGTGAATATCCAGTATAATGCGGCCACTATTTCGGGAACGCTGACGCTGGATAACCTTGTCCGTGAGCCGTTCCCTGGGTTAATGTTTACTCCGGGTACAGCGAAGGGCGTATTTTTATGATTGGAAGAAAATTGTCAGCGTGGGCGAATAATTATGTTGGGTTACCCTTTAAAGCAGATGGACGAACAAGAGAAGGCGTTGATTGCTACGGGCTTGTGTGCCTTGTTTATAAAGAACTGCACAATATTGATCTTAATCCTTTCACGGGTGTTTTCGTAGAGCAAACGCCGGAGAAAATGATTGAAATAGCCAGGATCATGAACAAAGACCGGGATAATTGGCTGCGTGGGGACAAGCCGCAGACATTCGACATGGTGCAAGTGAGAACAGGCCGTCACGCCTTTCATGTGGGCATCATGATCGATGGAAAAAGAATGCTGCATGTCGAGGAGGGAATCGATTCCGTTATCGAGAGTATCCGCAGCCCACTTTGGGCAAACCGCATCGAATGGATATATAGACACCCATGCCTGATGTAAGATTATCGCCAACCCATTTTATTAAAACAAAGCCGGTAGAGGTGCCACACGGGGCATCGCTAAACGATATTTCTACTGCCATTTATGCCGATGTGGGGTTGCCCAACATTTGCAGACAGAACGAAATGGTAATAGAGGTGGACGGAGAGTACATACCGAAAGCGGAATGGGATCGTATTCCAGAGGAAAAGTCATTAGTCAATGTCTACATGCCAACCAGAGGCGGAGGCAAAAGTCCTTTGCGAATATTGCTAACAATAGCGGTTGTGGTTATCGCGGCAGTGACGCAGCAATACTGGTTAGCTGGCGGATTCATCGGTGGAGCCTTTGGTGCTGCGGTAGCCGCTGCGGTAGTAACGACCGGCGGCATGATGCTTGTGAATGCTATCGCCCCTATTCGCCCACCAAAACTAAAGGGGCAGACTAGCGACGGTCAAGCATATTCAATCTCTGGCGCTAGAAACCAGCTTTCACCATACCAGCCTGTTCCGGTTGTGCTGGGGACGCATCGATTCTTCCCTCCTTTGGGCGCAAAGCCATACACAGAACTTGTTGGAGAAGATGAATATATCCGCATACTGCTTGCCTGGGTTGGGCCCTGCAAGATTGAAGATATTAAGATAGGGGAAACGCTATTAACCAGCTATCCTGGATTTACCGAAGACGGCGGCTCATCCTATGAGGTACGCGAAGGTTGGGCAACGGATGATCCGATAACGCTGATACCAGGAACAGTCAATCAAACCCGCGTTGACGTGAAGCTAGAGCATGCTACTGGTTGGGTTGATAGGATAATGCCAGCAGGTTACGATGAATTGAGTGTAGAGGTATCCTTTCCACAAGGGCTGGTTCGGTACAACAAACTGGGTAAACGTAGGCCGGTAACGGTTCAATATGCAATCCGATATCGAGTCGTGGGTGATACGGATTGGACATATTTGAGCGATGCCATATCTTTTCCGTTTGCCTCCCGAGCTATAAACACAATGGCCAATGGGGATTGGTTCGTGTCTGCAACAATGAGCGGGGACATTGAGCTATCACAATCAAGCCTACCGAAGCCTGGAACAATCGCAATTGCAAAATGGAATGTGAATTTTGGTTTGGTATCCGGGCTGGTAAACTTTTCTGGAACAGGGAAAACGGGAATGGTAGTTTCTCATGTCGGAGGAGACATGCAGATAACCGCCGGTAGCGTAAAATTCCCGGAAAGTCCGTTCATCATTACCGGCACAACCACATCCTTGGTTCGCAGGGCATTTTTTGGTAAGGTTGATAGAACTAAGTCCTATGAAATAGGTTTGTATCGGGTAACCGCAGACACCACAGACGAAAAAACATCTGACCTTATTTATTGGACTGTTTTCCGTGGAACGTCGAATGATCCTCCGCTAAACTTCCCTGTTCCGATGGCCCAAATTGCGCTGAGAATCAAGGCTACTGAAGGCGTTCAAAATCAGATTGATATTGTAAATTGTATCGCATCTTCGTATGCGCCACGCTTCATTGCTGGGGCATGGGAAACAACGGCAACGGATATTTCTAATAATCCTGCGGCGTTATTCCGTGGTGTGTTGATTCACCCAGCAAATAAACAACCAAGGTCATTAGATCAGGTTGATGATGATACTCTTGGCGATTGGTATGAACTGTGTGAAACTGAAGGATACGCATTTAATCAGGTACGGGAATCTGTTTCTAGCGTCTGGGATACGCTTGCTGATATTTCATTTGCCGGGAGAGGTTCCCCTTCGTTGCCTTACGGAAAGTGGAGCGTTGATTTTGATCAAGCAACGCGGACAGTTAAAGGGCATGTTACGCCTAGAAATAGCTGGGGATTTCGCTCAGATAAGTTGCTTATTAATCGCCCACATGCCTTCAAGATCATATTCAACAACGAGGATAAAGACTTTCTGGAAGATGAGATTTATGCCTACGATGATGGATACGATGAAAGTAACGCCACGGTAATCGAGCGGCTGGAGTTTAAAGGGATAACAAGTTCTGACCTTGCGTGGAAGTTTGGCCGGTATCAGATAGCCCAGGCAAGGCTGAGACCTGAAACGTACACCGTTTTTATGGACTTTGAGCATTTGACCTTCCGCCGTAACGATCTGCTTATGGTTTCGCACGACGTGCCGCGATGGGGGGATCATTGGGGCAGAGTGAAATCCATCCAGACTTCAGGCTCAAATACAACAGGAGTTGTGCTTGATGACTTGGTATTAATGGAGGTTGGTGAAACATACGCTATTCGTTTTAGATTGAATGACGGATCATCACTTGTGATGAGCGTTGTTAACACAGAGAATGAGACGGATACGCTGACATTTACGGGAACCGTGCCGACAGTGGACGGGCCGCAAGTTGATAATCTGTGTATGTTTAACGTGGCGGATACCACCGCAGTGGAATTGATCTGCTTGGGTATTCGCCGCCAGCATGACCTAGTTGCAGAGGTTACCTTTGTTGATCATGCGCCAGCGATTTACGACGCGGATACGGGCATTATCCCGCCATTTGATTCAAACATTACCGGAAGACTTTTCCCGCTATCTCTGGCAACGCCAGTAATCGAGAGCGTTCGCGCAGAGTTGTATGGGGATGATGTTACTAGCGGGAGGCTGCGCCAGAGAATTATTGTTGTAGGCAGCATACCGGATGAGCATGTGGCGGTAAGTAATCGAGAGGTTGTTATTCGCTACCGGGTGAAGGACAGCTTAGAGCCTTGGATTTATTTTCCAGTTACTACTTCCGTGATCGTGATCGATGTGCCGGTCGAGGGGATTTACGAGCTTCAGGCAAAACAGAAAGGGGTTTTGCAGGGATTGCCGGGATACTTCGGCTTAACTGAATCACTTTGGACAGCCGTCCAAGAGGTTAACGTTACCTCTGTTTCAGAGCTTGGACTTCCAGCACCGTCTGCAATAAAAGGTTTTTATGAAATGGACGCGCAGGGGTTGGTTACCCGAGTCAAGCTACGTATTAATCTGGATATTTCTGTGGCCATACCTTCGGCGATTGCGTTGATGGTATCAATTCAGCAAGTGCCCAGAGAGTTAGACGTAACAGATCATAGTACGTATGTCACGGTTGACGAGGCAAATGTGCTTAATAGCGGGTCATTCACTATCTTGGCCGGGTCTGCAAGCGACAATGTTGTGGTGGCAACTACAGCAAACCCTTTGCCCAGCATTGACCTTTCAGGATTCTTCTGGGGATCGTTGGATGGGGTGGTGTACCGAAAGGCCACTGGATCCACCTCGACCGCCTTTCAGTTCGCCGAAGCCTTCCCAACAGTACCGGGGCCTGGGGACACGCTCACATGGGTAGAGCTTGCTTGGGCAGATGAGCGTTCGGAAGATTTCAAGTTGATGCAGGTGGTTGCTGCTGATGGTTCAATGGAAGTGGCCAAGTGGACAGCGATTAGCTACACGTCAGGGGAATATCGAATAGCGGTTGATCGTGCCCAGGAAGGGACAGCACAAAAGACGGCGGATAAGGTTAGATATTACCCGGCGCCGGGCGCGGGAACTGAAACCATTCTTGTACCGGCAAGCAATTTCGTTGAGGTGGAGAACAATGTTTTTGAGGGTTCATCAGATGCCCAAATTCAGGTTCCACCTGGTAGCTGGATAGCCGTGACGATGGCAACCTATGTGCTTGAGGGTATGCGCGTGATAAGATCACCAATTGTACCAATAACCGATTGGACGCGATTATGAACACAGGGTTATATCTTCAGCCATCACCACTGCGCAACAACGATAATTCTCTGCCTACTGCGCCAGATGAAGGTGTTGATGTTTACGCGCTAATCAACGAGCTTACCAACAGAATAGACCAAGCCACTAAGAAGATCGAGCATAAGGTTGATAGCAATGCCCTAGCGAAGATCCTACTGACAGATCGGGATATCGTTCTGATGGGCGATCAGGTCAGCGTTGTTGGACAGCTTAATATTGTTGACTGGATTCGGGACATATCTGGCAATCCTACGGGCGGTATTGATCCAAGCAGCATGACTAGAATCACGGGCGGGAAGGTACAGACCGGGGTGATTGAGTCGTTCAATTGGTCAACCAGTACCGGTTCGCAATTTAAC